TCAAATGACCAGTTTTTTCCACTCCTTGCCGCGTGCATCGTTGTAAATATCGGTCATTTTTTGATTCGAATGACCCAGCAAAATTTGGGTATCAATTCCCTGCTCTCTGAACAATCGCTCTGATAAAGATCTCTGCTCATGGAAAGAGGGTGGGGTGCCATTAGCACGCCAGTTGTAATCCACAGAATCCCGCGCTTTTTTAAATGCAACGGTTAACGTTGCTGGCTTAACCATCCCGCCGCGCTTAGCTGTCCCTTTCGCGTGATGATGGTGCAATAGCCACGGACTAAGAACGCAATCGCGACAGGATGACACCACATCATCCAGGGTGAGATTTAATTTATCGCAACGCAGAGCCAGAGGGATGGCAATCCGGGTTCCTGTTTTTTGCTGTTCGACATGAAGATAACCATCCCGGATATCCGAAAATTGCATTTTGCAAATATCTGAAAGGCGCTGGCCTGTCATCAGTGCCAGCAGCATACCGCGCTGTAAAAAGTAACCATCCTTTTCCGCTGCGTTATAAATCATCGTCCACTCATCAAAAGTCAGTCGCTGTCTTGATATCCGCACCTGTGGTTTTTTTGCCGATTCTGCAGGGTTAAAGCCTGGCGGGACATCGCCCGTTTGCTGAGCCTCCCGGAAAACATCGATCAGTACCTTCCTGAAAATTTGTCCCATTCTGTTATGTCCTCTGGACTTGTACTCTTCCAGCACCGATACCACATCCTTTACGGTTATGGCATCTAACGGTCTGGTGCCAAAACGTTCATCAAAAACCCTGAGAGGGGCCGCTTTCTGTTTCAGCGTGTTGAGTTTGATTTCTCCGTTTTCATATCTTTCCTGTTGAATTTTTCTGTAATTATTCAGAAAAATGGAAACGGTTGATGAACCGCCGGTATCATTAATAATTTTCTCCTGCAGACTGAGCATTTGCTCCATTTGTTGTCTGGCAAGACGGCTGTTCGCTTCTGCTGCAATGGTTTCCGCCAGTTTCTGGTCAATACTGCCGAGTCCATGATTTTTACCTGTGATGGGATGCCTGTAACGCCAGTAAACTTTGTTATTTCTTTTGTCAAAATACGGAGATAATCCCGGAACAGCGGTTTTATATTTTCGCGGGCGTGCCATCTTCCAGTATCCTCTTTAAAGCAGGGTGATCTGTGGCGATCACCTCCGGCTTGTTTACCATTCCGACAAAGCGAGCTCGCGGATCCACTCGCCAGTGTCTTCCAACTTTTTTGGGGAGAGGAAATATCATTCCGGCTTTAGCGTATTTACTTAACGTGCCCGGAGTAGGGACCGGATCGCTGAATTCCTCTTTTGCCCACTCAGTGAGCAGAATAAGTCTTGCCATGAGTATCGTTCGCTAATCATGGTCGCCGCCACTATAGCTGGGGGCGACGACCGGGGTTGAACATTAAAAATCAGACTGATTCGGGATCAGTTTTTGCCAGATTGCTGAAACGTATTTCGCCTGGTGACGGGCATCATCCAGCGCATTGTGGCGTATGCCTTCGAATTGAATAGGCGTCCTGGCATCGAAGTCTATGGATTTTCCCAGTTCAATGATTGTGCGTACATCGCGATCGTTGTAGTAGCGCCACGGGCAGGGGATACCCTGCCGTTCATATGAACGGCGTAAAATCACGTTGTCGAAGTTGGCTCCATTTCCCCAGACCTGAACAAAAAATTCACCGGAGTTTTCGTCGATAAATTCCCGCAATTGCAGTAGTGCATCATCTAACGGAATTTCATCGGTCAGAATGGCAGATTGCGCCTCACGTGATTGCTTCAGCCACCATTTAATGACGTCACGATCAATGACTCCGCCAGCAGTATCCAGATCGATGGTCTTGCTAAATTCCGGTCCCATATCTCCGGTTTGTGGATCGAAAAATATTGCGCCTATTGAGATAATCGGGGCATCGGGATTTTTTCCCATGGTTTCAAGGTCGATCATCAGATGAATCCCCGCTCTGCTGGTGGATGTGAGTTTATGATGACCGTTCACCTCAATTAAGGGATCTGTCGCCTCGCCAGTTTTATTATCGCTGGCGTGATGCTGATTGCCGCCAGGGTTCTCCTTGTGTGGATGTTCAGCGCCTTCCATTTCCTCCGGATCATTTTCCTGAACTTCAACCTGATTCTCTTCATCGAATGTTTCCTGGTATGTTGCGTCGCCCATCACCGCGCCACAATCAGGGCAGTTGCCGCCACAGCTCTGACCGCAGGCGGTGCAGACTTTTTCCGGTTCCTGTTGCGCTACTGGTTCGGATTGTTTCGTTTCTGGCTCGTTTTGTAACGCATTTGGGCTGTTTTGTTCCGCTTTTTGGTCGTTCTGTTCCGATTCTTGCTGGTTCTGGTTTACAGAATCGCGGGTTTCAATCCCCTTCACCCATTTCGGATCATTCGGGTCGCTAATCCCTGCAACAAATTCTCCGCGAGAGGCAGCAAGCAACTTATCGGCGTCAGGCTGGCTGATATTGGCTGCCTGCATAATTTTGTTTACTTCTTCAGCGGTAACTTTTACCGGCTCTGGTTGTGCGGTCGTGTCAGATGCACCAGTATTTTGTTGTGAGCCTGAGTATGTACCGTTTTTGCGGGCAAAATATTCTTCTTTCGTGATTTCAGTAGCCCCTGCAGTCAGCGCCTTATTCAGACCAGAAAGTTTGTTTGCACGACCATATTTTTCGCCATCTTTATCTGTGAAGAGGAAGTAGAACGGCCCCTCACGCTCTACAGATGGTTCGACTTCCACTTTGCATTCGGTTTTTTCGTTGTCCGGAATTGCCGTTTCCACTGCATCAGTTTCTGGTACTGGCGACGAGAGAGTATCAGTTGCGCTCTGATTTGTTCCTTCATCTTCAAACACGCCCTTTGTAGTCAGGTATTCAGTAATGTATTTGTTCAGTGCCACAGGGTCTTTGTGAATGTCGATCGGACGTTCACGGACAAGGCCAAAAATAGTCTGGCGGTCGTAGCGAAGGGCATCAGGCTGTTTGCGCATTGATGCCGAGATACGCTTCCAGTCTTCGCGGTCGTTGTCGATAACTTCATTTTTTGCCCAGCGATGGATGCTGCCGTCAATGTTTCCGGCATCAATGTCATCAGGCCACAGAGCGTAGGCCAGTTCATCATCCAGTGTTTTCCATGTCTGCTTGTATTCGCGACGAATGGTGGCAGTGGCTGGGGGGATTTTCGCTACTGAGTTTTCAGTGTTCTGCCGGTTGACTCTGGCGCGGGCAAGATCAACAACAGACATGTATTTCCCGGTTTCTTTGCGTTCGGCTTCGCGACGTTTTTTCCAGGTGCGTAATTCTGTCTGGATCTCAGGCCATTTTGCACCCGGCTTACATTTATGTTTAACCCACCCGATGGCGAGCAGCTTAAGCTCTGAATACATGACGTTAACTTCAGGCATTTTCATCAATGCCTCAACGATATGCCCATCGAATGTTGCCATGTCTTCCTGCAGTAATTCCTGAGCACTAATCACCATATCAACGGTGATGTTTTCACATGTACCGAACTTAACCAGGACCGCGTTCTGTACTTCAAGGGACAGCTTGTCAAAATTGACGTTCATCGGATCGGATTCTGGTTCGACCGGAATAAAGGAAGCGGATTCCTCATCCCAGCGGTTTTCCTGCATATATTCGGTATCCCAGGAGTCGATAGCAGGGCGGGGCATGCCGGGTTTATCCTCGCAGACAAGAAATTTATAAGCGCAGTCCTGAGCAGCCGGATATTGCTCCAGGAATTGCCAGGTAAATTTGGCACGGGCGCGGCGTTCGTCACCGGCTTCAATGGCAGTGGCTACAGCAACTGCACCTTCTTCCTTTATTGCCTGTTCGTCCGGAATGGCGGCGCAAATAAAGACTTTACTCATTTTGTTTTAACCTCATTACAGATTTAAGGGTGAACAAATCCCTGCCATTGCTGGCATCTAAAAATGAAACCGGATATTAATTACGGTGCTGCTTTAAGTCCTGCCGGGATTTCGTTATTGTCCATGCGAATAACTTTATCAACCGGATAACAGTTGCCGGGAATTTTCTGTTCCGCTGCGGCAGCCATGCATTCTTTCATTGAGTCATGTATACCAATAACAAGATCGACTGGTTCGCCTGTATTAAGAAAAACTGTCAGAACGAGTGCAAATGCTGTATTCATTGTCAGCGTCCTTTTTGCATCAGGCGTAAACGGGCCAGCATTGAAACAATGCATATTTTATTTAATAACTCCCGTTCGTGTTTTCTCTTATTAATGGCATCTTCAGTAAATACAGGGTTACTGATTCTGACACCAATTTCAAAACAACCTTCAGACGTATTAACGTTTGGTAATAACGTTTCCATTATCGCGTCCTCAACAATGAATTTTGTGATGCGGTGCCTGGTGCCTCCAGGTGACGTTAACCAGTTAACAATTAACGCCGGATACAGAGAATCCACCCATAACACTGTTTTTGGTTTTAACTGTTCCGCGTGCGCTTAGCCGCATTCACCACATCACAAAATTCACTTTAAAAAGGGCGGCAGAGCAGTCACGGAGTAAAACTGATACCGCCAAACGTCACCAGAAAATTGATAACAGAGGGCGTTGCAGCGAGGTTGTCACTTAAGCGTATGGTCAACCTGACAACCCGGTGTCCTCAACGGGGGAAGGAATAACCCCGCCATACTTACCGCCGCGCCATTTCGCGGATTGCCACAACCGGAAGCGCACGGTCGAAGTAATTTAACGACAAACCTCATAGGTGAAGGCCTTCGCCGTACGCTTTTGTGTTATGCCCTGACTTTTCAGGGAAATATCCTTTCAGTAAACTGTCAGTGCCGGATTCTTATCCGTGTCCGGCGCACGACCACACGTAGCAGCGTGTTGGTCTCCATTTTTAATTCAGCCCTTAATGGAGGATAAAATGGCAAAATTTACAGTCAGGATCGAACTTCGCGATTCCAGTTCCGCTGATTACGATAAGCTTCATGGGATTCTCCAGAACGATTACAACCTCTTTAGGGAACACCTACCGTCTTCCTAATGCCGAATATATATATTCAAGCAAGAATGAAGACAAAGAATCTGTTGCTGACCTTGCTGAATCAGTGGCCTCAAAAGTTAAGAAAAATCCCGGAGTTCTTGTTACCGAATCTAATGGGCGCTATGTAAAAAACTTAGATGATGCTTAACCTTCATCATCACGACCTGACTCAATAGCGTGCAATGCCAGCCAGATGCGGGCTTCAGTGCCTGCATTTGGTTCCAGTTGCTGGAGGCGTTTTGCATCCTCCAGAAGCAGAGCGATAACGTGTTTTAATTCTGTTTCGTTCATTTTATTCACCTGAATGTCTTACCAACCAACGACGCGCGCCAGATTCGGTTTTAAACGTTTTGCTTTTTGTATACGTCATCGCCGTGAACGTTCCGTCCTGGTTGGGAAACACGCCGCACACCAGAGATTCGTTGTTGCCAAGATCGATAGTTTCCATGTTGACCTCATTTCCCCTTATCGCCGGGGTAGCGGAACAAAAACCTGCTGCATAGTTAAAAGTTGAACCCTGCCGTCACTTTCGAATGCCTCGGGCTGGCTACATTGACCCCTGATCACCTGCCGGGTAACTCGAAGTATTGCCCTGCGTTCTGTGGGGCGGGGTGGGTTGGTATTTGTAGTTTAATAAACATTAAACATAAGTCAAGCAAAAACTAAACCACAGAGCACAACAACCGCAACGCTTTTGATAAAGTCGTTGCGGTTGTTATGTTTCTATTGGTGGTGAAAGTTAGGGAAACTGGCGTCTTGCGTGGATCACGTTTACTACTTCAACGCTTGATGTTGTTACGCGGTATAGAACTATATAGTTAGGGTGGGCCACAATCTCACGCAAGCCAGGAACTCTGTCGCTTGGTGGGTATAAATACGGGTGTTCGGATAACGGTAACACACAACCCCTTAATCGCTGCCATAAGCGCTCTGCCGCATCTATGTCGAAACGAGCAATATAACTAGTTATATCATCTAGGTCGGTATCTGCGCTTTCAAGCCATAACACGGGTAACATTTTACTGCTTGCTCCGTTCCTTGCGCATTTTAGCAAAGCGTTCTGCCATTCTGCGCTCAACTTCGTCATGGGGAATTGCTGGGCGCGGATCTGCAAGGCTCGTTGCTACTTTCGCACGCAGCCATTCGTTGTAACTGTTTTCTTGTTCAATGGTATCAAACTCAGAAACCATTGGTGAAAGGGCTCTATTCATGTTTCCTCCGGTTTTATAACTCAGGCGCGGCGGCATTTTTGCGCCGCAATCCATCTCGCTATGAGATCTTCCATTGATTCTTTTTTCTGTTTTAACTCGCTGATTATCTGGCGTTGCTCATCCTCAGGGAAGGCTGAAAAAATCTGCAATAATTCCAGTTGATTAGACGTTAATCCTGCATGCGGTGGAGAAACCTCTGGTTGTTCTGCGTATTCCGCATCCAGATACCCCTCCGGCATCCCGTATGTTTGCTCTATTCTTCTGGCTGCCTTTTCTCCAAACGAGGCTCTCCCACTCATTAGCTGAGATAGGTAGCTCTTCTCTTTGGGTGGCAGAGTTTTATCTTTAAACCACTCCTTGAGACGTAAACGGCGAATTTCTTTTTTTTGCATGTGGTAATTATCTTTAGTAATCACTAAACAAGCAAATACTTGACTTAATGGTTTATTAAACACTAAACTTGCAAAAAAACACTAAACCGAGGAAGGTATGACATTAAAAGAGTTTATTAAATCATTGAGGGTTGGTGATGCCAAGAAATTCGCGGCCAGACTTGGTGTATCGCCATCTTACCTATCGCAAATGGCGTCTGGACGAGCAGCGATATCTCCAACCCGCGCCCTTATGATCGAATCTGCGACGGAAGGCCAAGTAAGTAGGGCGGAGCTACGGCCCCATGATTGGGAGATTATTTGGCCTGAGTATGCGCGCGGTATTCGTTTGGGGCAAACGCATGTAGCTCATGCTGAAGGTGATTGTAGTGCATGCTTATCTGATGGAGTTGATTCATGAAAATCAAGCATGAACACATCCGCATGGCGATGAATGCCTGGGCGCATCCGGACGGCGAGAAAGTTCCGGCTGCAGAGATTACCAAAGCGTATTTTGAACTGGGAATGACGTTTCCGGAACTGTACGACGATTCACACCCAGAAGCCCTGGCTCGCAATACTCAGAAGATTTTCCGCTGGGTGGAGAAAGATACTCCTGATGCGGTTAAAAAAATTCAGGCGTTGTTACCAGCGATCGAAAAGGCAATGCCGCCACCGCTGGTGGCCCGAATGCGTAGTCACAGTTCGGAGTATCACCGGGAGATTGTCGAGCGACGGGATCGGCTGGTGAAAGATATCGATGAGTTCGTTGCATCAGCGATCGTTCTGTTCGACCAGATGAATCGCGGTGGTCCGGCAGGAAATGCCGTGGCGGTGCATTGACTGGCAATATTTATACTGGATCGCTTCCGGTAGTGCGTGATTAAGAGATTCGGTATCAGAAGAGGCAATTATGGCCGCATTACCATACATGCAACTGTACATAGCTGATTACCTGGCCGACACCATGCATTTGTCAGCAGAGGAGCATGGTGCGTATTTGTTGCTGATGTTCAATTACTGGCAAACAGGAAAGCCAATACCTAAAAACAGGCTGGCAAAAATTGCCCGTCTGACTAACGAGCGATGGGCTGATGTTGAACCATCCTTGCGGGAGTTTTTTTGCGATAACGGCGATGAATGGATGCACCTTCGGATTGAGGAAGATCTGGCATCAGTCAGGGAAAAATCAATAAAAAAATCGGCTGCGGGAAAAGCATCTGTTCAGGCCAGGAGAAACAGAAAGGAATCATATGCTCAAACAAAACACGAGCGAAAT